TCCTCAAGTCACAGGACCCAAGCTCGTTCAGGCTGATTATTGATAGTGGTGCATTCACAGCATGGAACACAGGCAAGCCTGTATCATTTGAGGGATACTGTCAGTTCCTCAAGTCTATTCCGCGTGAGTGGAACTTCCGAGCGGTGCAGATGGACGTCTACGGCGATGCTGAGGCGAGTTACGAAAACCTCAAGCGGATGCAGGACTTGGGCTTTAACGATGTCATGCCAGTGTTCACCCGTGGCGAGACGGTTGAGCGCCTCGAAGAATTCTACACTATGACCGATTATATCATGTTCGGCGGCATCGCATTTGGCGCTGATAACAAGTCCTACATCAAGTGGTTCAACGAGCAGAACAGGGGTCGAAAAGTCCACTGGCTTGGCTTCACGAACATTGAGTTCGTCAAGGCGTTTCGTCCAGAGAGCGTGGATAGTTCGTCAGCGATGTCGGCGGCTCGCTATGCGACACTCAGTGTCTATAGCAAGGGCGGCAAGCTCAAGAACCTGTCCAAGAAAGACTTCGCGGCGCGCCCAAAGCAGGAATACATCGACGCCCTCCAGCGTGTCGGCTTTGACTTGGGTCAGATTAAGATGCTCGGACAAGCGGAGGCTTGGCGCGGCAACTGTTCTCAGCAATCGTTCAGCACTGGCAGGGGGATCGCCAGCTATATGAACGTCGCTAACCACGTCTATCGAATGGTGCAGGTTGAGAGACGCCTCGGAACGAAAATCTACCAAGCGGTCGCCACTCGCCAATACTGCGAGAGCCTGTTCTACACTCACAAATTCCTATCCAGCAGAGGGACAATCTGATGTGTTCAATCTTTGGGGCATATGCGCTTTCTTCCAGCGGCAGCAAGATCGACATGGGGATCGTGGACCGCATCCGCGAACTGGCCCAAGACCGTGGTCGAGATGGTGGCCGCGTTCAAAGCTATGAGGATGGACGCATTGTCCTTGGCAACTGGCGCGCCACTCCAACGCCAGAGATCGACAAGGATTTCGAATATCAGCCCTATGACGGGATTATTCATAACGGCACGATCGCAAACGATGCAGAGCTTGGCGGGATAGCTGGGGAGATTGACAGCCAGTGTTTGCCTCGCGTGGTCATTCGAGACGCAACGCTTGAGGACTTTGCGCGCTCGTTGGAGCAAATCAAAGGCTCATATGCCATCGCTGCGGTTGCAAAATCTCCATCGCGCGGCCCAACCGTTTTCCTTGGGGCCAACTATAAGCCACTCTACTACGCAGTTCATGACGGCGTTCTGTATTTCTCCAGCATGGAGAGGCACCTGCGCCCAGTATTCCCGTGGCACATCGGCATTCAAAAGCTCCCAGCCTACACCTGCTTCGATCCATCGGTCACGGCCCTAGCTTCTGAAAACAAGCGCTTTGTCAAACTCAAGCGCCGAGTGACGAACAAGTGTCTGGTCATTGCAAGCGCAGGTTTGGACAGCACTGTCGCAGCCACAATGAAAGTCCGCGAGGGCAAAGACGTGACGCTCCTTCACTTCCAGTATGGATGCAAAGCCGAGGGGCCAGAGACAAAAGCGATCCAGCGCATTGCGGAGGACTTGGGGTGCAAGCTCATCTTCCGCCCGCTGGATTACAGCGGCGCACAAAACTCGACGCTGTTCACAGGCGAGATTGGCGGGGCGATTGAGGGAGCCGAATACGCCATCGACTGGGTTCCGGCGCGCAACCTGCTCATGATGGCAAACGCTTGTGCCTACGCCGAGGCGAACGGTTACGACGAGATCGTTCTTGGCGCTAATTTGGAGGAGGGCGGGGCCTATCCAGACAACGAGGAGGAGTTCATTCACCTGCTCAATCAGGCGTTCGATTATGCGGTCAACGAGGGACACAAAGTCCACATCTCAATCCCTCTTGGGAACCTGATGAAATACGAGATTGTCGCCAAGGGCGTCGAGTTTAAGGCCCCGCTGGCAGAAACTTGGTCCTGCTACCGTGGAGGCGAACATCATTGCGGCGAGTGCGGGCCGTGCTTTATGCGAAAGACCGCATTTGAAAGAAACGGTCTGACCGACCCAGTGTTTGAGGCAACCACATGAAAAAGTCTGAAGAAATCAAAGCTCGCATCACCGCGCAGGGTGGGTCATACTTTGCAAACGACAACATCTCGGCATATGTCTCGGACGGTGAACTAGCCGAGCTGTCAGTCGAGGTTGAGGGGAACGTCAAGGCGTTGCTCCAGTCCCTCGTCATTGACGTAGACAACGACCACAACACGCAGGACACCGCTCGTCGGGTTGCGAAGATGTTCCTGCGCGAAGTATTCGAGGGGCGGTATGTCCCTTGCCCGAAAGTCACAGACTTCCCAAACGCAAAAAAAGTGGATGAAATTTATGTTGTGGGGCCGATCACTGTTCGGTCCGCATGTAGCCACCACCTTGCTCCAATCATGGGGAAAGCGTGGGTCGGGGTCATCCCCGGCGAGCGCGTCATCGGACTGTCTAAATTCAACCGAGTGGCCCACTGGGTCATGTCCAGACCACAAATTCAAGAAGAGGCAGTCGTCCAGCTTGCCGACGAACTCGAAAAGCGGATGCAGCCTATGGCGCTTGGTGTGGTGGTTAAAGCCACGCACTTCTGCGGATGCTGGCGCGGCATCAAAGACCAAAGCGAAATGACCACCAGTGTTATGCGCGGAATTTTTGCCTCGGACCACACCGCCAAGAGCGAACTGATGGAAATCATCAAGGGGATGTCTTTCCATGGGTAAGTTCATCTCGACCAAAACCTACGGACATGAGGTTGGACTGTCAGCCTGCTTCCGACAGTGGCGGGCCGATAGTCACTGTCGCTTCCTTCATGGGTATGCTCTCGCCGTGCGTCTAGAGTTTGAGGCGGAAGAACTAGATCATCGAAACTGGGTTGTGGACTTCGGTGGCCTCAAGTCACTCAAGGGGATGCTAGAGGACACGTTCGATCACAAACTGCTTGTGGCCGAGGATGATCCGCTGATTGAGCATATCAAAGGCCTACACGATTGGAGCCTAGCCGATGTCGTCGTGGTCGAAAAAACGGGATGCGAGGGCTTCGCCAAACTCATATTCGACATGGCCGAGCAATGGTTGCGGGATGCCGGATATAGCGACCGCGTCAAAATGCGAAGCGTCGAGGTGAAAGAACACGGCGCCAACTCCGCAATTTATGAGGCCTGACATGCAGCAATATCTGGTCAACGAAATCTTCTATACCATACAGGGGGAGGCTCGCTTCACAGGGCACCCGAGCGTCTTTGTGCGCCTACAGGGGTGCGGAGTGGGTTGCCCGTGGTGTGACACCAAGCACACATGGGACAGACACGCGCGTGACATCGTTTCGATTGATGCTATGCTCGCCAAGACGGGGGACGGCGCATCATACGCCGCCATGACCGCTCAGGAGATTATCGACAGCGCAATCAAGATGGCTGGTCGAAAGCCCGCGCTGCTTACGATCACAGGGGGCGAGCCTGCGGAGCAGCCGCTAAACGAGTTGACCACCCTCATTGCCAAAAACGGCATTCACCCGCAACTCGAGACCAGTGGGACAGAGGAGCTAGACGTTTCACCGGATACATGGGTCACGCTGTCACCAAAGATCGACATGCCGAACCGCAAGCCAATCCAACGCCAAGCAGTGTTCCGCGCCAACGAGATCAAGATGCCCGTAGGGAAGCAGCGCGACGTCGAGGTTCTCAAGGCGTTTCTGCAAGAGTTCCGGGATGTCATAGGCCCACGTCAGAACATCTGGCTTCAGCCCCTAAGCCAAAACCCAAAAGCCACCCAGCTTTGCGTGGACACCGCAATGGCCAACGGATGGCACCTGTCCATGCAAACCCACAAATACATCGGGGTCCGTTAAGACCTGTGGTAGAATTAAAATAAGATCAGTCCAAAGGAGGGCTAAACATGGCGCAAGCAAAGCGAGGCCCCAAAGGCCCAAGCAAATACGACGACGCGCTCGCAGACGTCTTGGATACCCTTGGACACGAGGGGGAGGGGATCATGGAGATTTGTCACGCGATGGGCATATCCAGAGAGACTTTCTACGAATGGGAACGCAAGCACGAGAAATTTTCTGACGCCACAAAAATGTATCGCGTCAGGTATCAGGCATGGTGGGAGCGACTTGGGCGCGCTGGCACCGCTGGGTGTGTCGCTGGGTTCAATGCGACGGGCTATGTCTGGAGCATGAAAAACCGCTTCCCGCACGACTGGAGGGATAGGCACGAGATTTCTGGACCCGAGGGCGGGCCAATAGCAGTGTCCCAAGAGGTGTCAGATGATGTTCGACAAGCGCTTGATGCAATCGCTGCAAAGCTCGCCAGCGGCACTGGCGCGAGCTAGTTGGCTAGGTTCTGCCCGACCCTCGCAAATAACGCCGCAGGGGGACTGGTCGCACTGGCTCGTTCTTGCAGGTCGAGGCTTCGGGAAGACCCGCATGGGGGCCGAGGACATCGCGTGGTATGCGGCAACGCACCCAGAGGAGCGGATTGCAGTCGTCGCACCAACTCGTGACGACATTCGAGGCACTTGTTTCGAGGGTTTGTCTGGCCTCAAGTCAACGATCCCGTCAGAAATGATCCACAGTTACAACCGAAGCACCCAAGAGATTACCCTCACCAATGGGGCGCTGATCCGTGGGTTCTCTGCTGATACTCCTGAGCGCTTGCGTGGCCCGCAGTTTCATCGCGCTTGGTGCGACGAGATTGCGGCGTGGACGTATCCAGAGACCTATGACCAGTTGATGTTGGGTTTGCGTTTGGGCGATAACCCGCAGTGCATCATCACAACAACTCCCAAGCCGACTGACATAATCCGAAGCCTGCTCAAGCAGCCAAACACCCACGTCACACGGGGCAGCACATTCGACAACGCCAAGAACTTAGCGCCAGCAGCACTGGAGCGCCTCAAGGCCAAGTATGAGGGGACCAGACTTGGTCGTCAGGAGCTATATGCGGAAGTTCTGGACGACATCGAAGGAGCGCTTTGGGCATACTCCACAATCGAGCGTCTGCGCGTGAATAAGGACGTGGAGCCAGAGTTCATCCGCATTGTCGTCGCGGTAGACCCAGCGGTAACGAGCGGAGAGGACAGCGACGAAACAGGGATCGTGGTCGCAGGGCGGGCCGCAGACGATCAGTTTTACGTTCTGGAGGACGCTTCGATGCGCGGCAGCCCAGACGCTTGGATGCAGCGCGCGGTCGATGTTTTCCACAAGTGGCGGGCTGATCGGATTGTGGCCGAAGTCAACAACGGTGGAGATTTGGTCGAAAGAGTGTTAAGAACAAAGGACAGGACTGTTCCCTATTCAGCAGTGAGGGCTTCTCGTGGTAAGATTGTCCGAGCAGAACCTATCGCCGCGCTTTACGAGCAGGGGAAAGTCCACCATGTCGGGGAGTTCAGAGAGTTGGAAGATCAGCTGATTAGCTACACACCCACCTCTAAAAAGTCGCCCGACCGACTTGATGCCCTCGTTTGGTGCTTGACCGAACTGTCCTTACGAAGCGGCGAGCCCGCATGGAGAATAAGCTGATGGCAATCTTTGACCGCCTCGCGGGGCTATTCCGCGCACCACAGCCGAGCATGGAACGCAAAGAAGCGCCTAAAGTCTACGTCCAAGGAAGTCAGTTTTCCTATAACCGATCCACGGGCTTCAAGGGGTATGCCAATGAGGGCTACACCCAGAACGCTATCGTCTATCGGTGCGTGAATGAGATTGCCAACGGCGCTGCGGCAATTCCGTTCAAGGTCTATCAGGGTGACGTAGAGCTGGAACAACATCCGCTCATTTCTCTGCTCAAACGCCCGAACCCCATGCAGGCGAGCGTTGAGTATTTCCAGTCGCTCTATTCGTTTTTGTTACTGGCGGGAAACAGCTACGGTGTTCGGTCAATGGTCGGCAATGTTCCAACCGAGATTTATACTTTGCGGCCTGATCGAATTGAGATTGTTCCGTCTGAAACGGCAATCCCGAAGGCTTACAAATACAAAGTCGGCTCACAAACCGTTGCCACTTACCAGACCGATCCCGTCACTGGTCAGTCTGACATTAAACACTTCAAGTTCTGGAACCCTCTAGACGACTATATTGGACTTTCGCCGCTGTCCGCTGCGGCAACGGACCTCGACCAGCACAACATGATCGCGCGTCACAACATTGCCCTCCTCGACAATGGCGCTCGCCCCACAGGCGCGATTGTGTTCAATCCCAAGGACACCACAGGCAACCCAATGCAGCTATCCAGCGTCCAGCGTGAGCAACTCAAGCAGGACTTGGAGCGCCGCTTTACGGGTGAGAAGAACGCTGGGCGTCCCATGCTGCTTGAGGGAGACTTCGACTGGAAGGAAATGGGCATGTCTCCGCGCGACATGGACTTCCTTCAAAACAAGAACATGGCGGCGAAGGACATTGCGCTTTGTTTCGGCGTCCCATCTCAGCTTATCGGCATCCCTGACAGCCAGACCTAT